CGGACACCGCTCCATCGTCGTCGATCTCGACACCCGACAGATCCGAGAGATCGAAAGCATCCTGCCGTGCCAGCCCGTTCGCGAACGCCACCTTCGCCGTCGCCGCCGCATCGTAAAACGCCTGGCGCATCCGCATCCCATCCAGCGTCGCGCTCAGCTCGTCAAACTTGCCCTGCCACTCCGCCGCCTGCTTCTGCGCCTGCTCCACATCCGAAAGCTCCGCATCCTTGCGCTTCTGCTCCTCGGTCTGGAATCTCTCCAGCTCCTTCCGTCGCTTCGCCGCCTCCGCATTTGCCTTCCTCAGCGCCGCCCGGATCCGCGCCATCTCCTCCTGCTGATCCCCATCGCCGGATCCTTCATCTTGCTCTTGCTGCTCCCCCTCCTCCTGCTCCTCATCCGAGGATTCCTCTTCAGACATCTCGTCCTTCTTCTTCCGCTCTTCCTCAGTCATCTCGACCTCCTAATTACGCATCACGCATCACGCATCACGTCTCACATCTCGTGAACCAACAACTCCGGCAACCCCCGCTCCGGCCATAATTCCGCCACCACCTGAGCCAGCCACCCCGGCCAACCCTGATAAATCAACTTGATCTCCAACTGCGCCCGCCGCAACACCACCACGAACTTCCCCACGCTCCCGTTCCGCTGCGCCCCCGCCCTCCCCATCCGGTCATACGCCCGCTGCACCCGCACCCGCACCCGCAACACCGGCCACCTCAACCCCGCCGACGCACTCTCGAACGCCCGCCACGCCTCATCGATCTCCACCGCCTGCACCTCCATCATCATCCGCCACTGCGCTGCCAGGCTCGATCCGTCCCTGTCCTGCAATCCGTGTCATCCCCTCGGCCGCGCCATCCCCGCGATCCGGTACACACTCTCTGGCGCCACCTCCCCCATCTGCCCATACAACCGCACCAGCGCCCGCGCCGCCTTCTTCCGCACCGCTGCCGGCACCCCCTTCACCCGCGTAATCCCCCGCCCCCCCGCCGCCGCGTGCACCCCGTTCCGGTTGTACCCACCCCCCGGCTCCTTCACCGGCAAATGGCACAAATCCTTCACCTTCCCCTTCCCCTTCGGATTCAGATCAATCAAACACGCCGCACAATACCCCTCCGCCGTCTCCCACTGCCCCGCACTTCCGTTCCACGCCTTATCCGAAAAACTCGCCATAATTCCTGCCCCTGCACGTCACATAATCACAATTAACGTTACTCCCTACTCCCTACTCCCCTACTCCACTTGACGGATGCTGCTCCCGCATCAACTCCTCCTTCAACCACCGCAACTCATCCCGCAACACCGTCACCCGCTCCGAATCCCCCGCCCGGTGCCGCACATCCGGCGCCGCCCCCTCCGCCACCAACGCCGCCTTCACCTCCGCGATCTGCCGTTGAATCGCCTCCCGCCTGGCCAGCTCCGCCGCGGCCGCCGCCAACATCTGCTCCGTCAGATCGTCCTCCACCTCATCCGCCGTCACCAGCGCCACCGACGTCCTGCAATACCAGTGAAATGGACTCCACGCCAGCCGGTCCGCATACCGCGGCTCCCCCGTCAATTTGAACTTCTTCCGTAACGGCACCACCTGCCCGTGCACCCGCAGACAACAATCCGTCGTCCTCTCGTCGATCGCCGCGCAGGCCTGCTTGTACCACTCGAACCCCTGCTCCTGCGTCTCCACCTCCCCCAGCCATCCCAGCATCACCGCCGACGTCAACCACCGCGCCCCCTCCCGCACCACCGGCCCCGGCTGCAAAATCCCCCCCCGCGTCTCATCCCCGATAATCAGCTCCACCTCGCCCCCCGCCGCCGTCACCGCCCGCGCCGCCGCCACCTGCTGATCCACCATCCCCATCCAGGCACCCAGCGCCGCCCCCAGATCCCGCGACCGCACCCCCCCAGCCACATCCAACCCCCGCGCCTCCAACGCCGCCCGCCCCTGCATCTCCCCCAAATCATACGCCGCCGCCAACATCTCCACCGCCGCCCGCTGCACCCCCATCCGCAGCTCCCCCAGCACCTCCCCCACCTCCGCCTGCAACAGCCACGACTCCCGCCTGAACGCATCCTGCACCCACCGCCGCGCGTTCCGGTACGCACTCAACACCCGCCCCCGCGGATGCTCCACCGTCCCCAGCCGCCCGAACAGCGCCTGCAGCTCCCGCCCCGTCCGCTCCGCCCCCCTCACCGCCGCTAGATGCGCATTAACCGCCACGTCTGATAATCCCCCTTATCGCTTCCGCTACTCCCTACTTCCTACTCCCTACTCCCATCCGCCCTGTCCTGAGATCCGTGTTCCTCCTCGTCCCCCTGCCCTCTCCCGCTCATCGTCCCCAGCCCCACCTTCGCCATCTCCTGCATCGCCATCCGCGCCTGGTACTCCTCCGTCCCCTTCATCTCCTCGATCTCCTCCTGGCTGTACCCCGCCTCCGCCCAGATTGTCTCCAGCGGCACCTTCAGCTTCTCCACCTTCATCCCCAGCATCTCGATGAAATCCTTCTCCACCCGCGTCTCCGCCGGTGCCCACTCCGTGCTGATCAGCGCCTCCTCATCGAGCCCCATCCCCCCGAACGCGTTCGCCAGCCGCCGCGCCCGCTCCATCACATCCTCCCACCCATTCCCGAATCGGACCTGCCGCGCCCCCACCTTCGCCAGCAGCGGCCCCTCCTGCGCCTTCACCGTCTCCGCCCGGGCGATCTGACCCGTTATCTGGAACCGCGCCGGAGGCGTATCCGTCACCTGCGCCAGCTTCATAATCCAAGAATCCAGCGCCTTCAACATCGGCTCCAGATTCGTTCCATCCAGCGCATCCAGCGACGCACCATCCGGGATCGCCACCCAGGCCCCGGGAAATATCTTGATGTAATTCCCCCCGTCGCTCTCCGGCGCTTTCCCGTCCGTCGTCGGCATAAATCCCGTGGCCACCAGGATCCGGAACCCGCACACATCCGCCGCCGCCAGGATATCCAGCGCTGTTTTGTTGATCGCATCCTGCACCGGGATCGCATCCCACAGCTCCGTCTCCAGCCCCGGATTCCGAAAATGCAGCACCGGGATCCCCAGCGGCCGCCCCGCCCCATCTGTCCACTGCACCGGCCATCCCCCGTCACCCTCATCCTCGATCGGCTGCCAATCCACCTGGTACCCCCCGGCCGACGAGGAGGCCAGCACGTACTTCTCCACCTGGTCCGCGCGATACACCGTCATCCGCTGCCGTGTCCGCCGTCCCGTCTGATCATCGTCGACCGTCTCCGTCCACCGCTTCGAGGCGTACAACATCGGCTGGGTGGGATCGTCGTTCGGATAGAACGCCTTGCACCCGAATCCCGTCCCGCCCACCTGCGGATCTGTGTACCTCGGGTGGGGGATGAACCGCGGCCGCCGCTCCTCCTCATCCCAATCCACCATCACGAAATGCTCGCCATCCCGCACCGCGTCCAGGTGGACGTCCTGCGCCACCTCGTCCATCCGGTTCAACTGCCACCACCGCCAGGCCTGCGTCGCCACCTCGTCATTCACCGAGCTGAACCCTGCCACCTCCAGCCGCTCCGCCACCGCGTCCACCACCGTGGAGCAGTAATTCACCGCGAACCGCTCCTCGGCCGCGTTGAACCCCAGGAACTCCTTCTGCCGCTCCGTCAGCTTCACGTCGTGCTCGCCGTCGTAATAATCCCGCGCCAGCACCACGTTCTTCTGCCGCGTCGCCTCCTCCCCGGCCAGCCAGGCCAGGTACGCCAGCTCCGCCGATAAACTCATCAATACGCTCCCACGTACGCCCTGGCCGCCTTCGTCCGCGACATCAACCCGTACCGCAGGCAATCGTACGGATCGTCACCCCCCACCCCGTCGTCGTCACAATCCACCTTCAGCACATCCTCCGGCCGGTGGGGATCGTGCTGCATCTGCGGCAGACACTCGATCAACCGCGCGCACCGGTCGAACACGAACAACGTCGGCCGGATCATCGGCACCGCCTCCACATCCCCTAGGAGCTCCAGGACCCGCGCCGCCCCGTTGACCCGGTCCATATTCGCCGGCAGCAGCCGGATCCCCTCCGCCGCGTACTGATCCGCGATCGTCATCTCCGACGTCCCCCGCTTCGCGAACACGTCACTCCCCGCGACGACTGACACCAGGTCGCCCACCTTGAACCCGCTCCGCTCCAGCATCCCCCGGACCCCCGCCGCGATCCGCTTCACCAACCACCCCCGCACCGCCATCTCATCCACCACGAACGTGTTCCCATCCCCGTCCTGCGCCAGCAAATACACCACGTTCCAGTGCACGAAACCGTAATCCAGCGCCGCCCACACCCGCCAATCCCCCGGGATCTCGAACGCCGGCACCACGTGGACGTCCCGTCGCCACGTCGTAAAAAATTGCCCCGCCGCGATATCCCAATCCCCGAACCGCCAGGCCCGCTTCTGCCACCCCGTCAGCTCCTCCAACGTGGTCACATAATCTGCATTAACGAACCTATTATCCGTCACCGTCGCCGGGATGAACCGCGTCCCCGCCTCGTGATCCGCCTCGAACGGATCCACGAACAGCGCCTTATACCACGCGTGCCCCACCCCTCCCGGATTCGTCGTCGAGTAGATCCGCGGCCGCCACCCCAGCTTCGACGTCCTCGAGCACGTTCGCACCATCCGGTATTTACTCGCCGTCAGCGTCGTCGCCTCCTCCACCCCGATCACGTCGTACTCCAATCCCAGGTACGCGTCCACGTCGTTCTCATCCTTGAAATGTCCCAACACAATCCGGGAGTCGTTCGCGAACGTCAGGACCCCCTCCATCCGGTTGTACTTGTGTGGCAACGCCGAAAGCGCCCGCTGCCGCAGGTCCTCGAACGACTCCCTTACCGCTTTTCCCACCTTCCGCAACAACAAGCACTTCAACCCCCCTCGCCGCTGGCAATCATCCGCCGCCATCTGCATCAAAATCGCGTGGCTCTTCCCCCCACCCCTCGCCCCCCCGAGGCCCACCTGGGAGGGCCCTCCCTCCTCGTCGCACGC